GACGCAGACTTAGAGGGTAACAATTTAAACTCTGTAATTAAACAAGCACAAAATTACGCATCAATCTATGGTCATTGTTTTATGATTTTAGATAAACCAAATATAAACACAGAAACACAAGCACAAGAATTAGAACAAGACATCAGACCATACTTATCAATCGTTACTCCAGAGAATGTTTTAGATTGGAATTTTGAAAGACAAGTAAATGGTAAATATGAACTTAATTACTTAAAGGTAAGAGAAGAAGTTGATAAAGATGGTGGTACATATATGCGAATTTGGTATCCGGATAGAATAGATACTGTGTATATGGCAGAAAGAGAAGAACCATCGCTGATAGATACTGTACCTAATATGATTGGCAAAATACCAGCAGTTATTTTATACAATTCTAAATCGCACAAACGAGGAATTGGTCAATCAGATTTAACAGATATTGCAGATTTACAAAAATCTATCTACAACGAATACTCTGAAATGGAACAATTAATTAGATTAACTAACCACCCATCATTAGTTAAAACTCCAAGTGTAAATGCAAGTGCTGGTGCTGGTGCAGTTATAGAAATGCCTGATGAATTAGAGCCAAACTTAAAACCATATTTACTACAACCATCTGGTCAAAACTTACAAGCTATTATGGAGTCTATAAATAACAAAGTAGATTCAATAAATAGAATTGCACATACTGGTGCTGTTAGAACTCAAAAAACAGGCATAACATCTGGTGTAGCACTACAAACAGAATTTGAATTATTAAATGCTAGACTATCTGAAAAAGCAGATAACTTACAAATAGCAGAAGAACAATTATTTAAACTATACGCAATATTTCAAAATGTTACATTTGATGGCGAGATAAACTATCCTGACTCATTTAACATTAGAGATTATGCTGCTGATCTAGTTTATTTCCAACAAGCTAAATCATTAAACATTGGTTCATCAACATTTAGTAAAGAAGTAGATAAAGAAATTGCTAGAGCAGTTATTGATGATGATAGTAAGTTAAATGAAATCTTTGAGGAGATAGACCAAGCAACAGAAGTCGGTCAATTTACTCAAGACGAAGTACAACAAGAAACAGTAGCTGAAGAAGAAATTTAATTAAATTTCTCTACCCCAATAGTGAACTCTTTTAAGTTCATTTTTTGCACCAAATTGTGTTCTTTCAACTTCAAAAACTCTTTTTTCTTTTTCAATATATCTGTCTAAAAAAGAATTTAATTCAATACCATTTTCATTAATAGCAAATATTTTACCAAATGTTTTACTTTGAAAAGGGTTCTCATTGTCATCAGAAATATGAACATAATAAATTGAGTGCTTATTTAAAAATTGTAATCTTTCTTTTACATCTTCATAACTGTTAAAATTAAAACTTTTATGAGTCACAAGAACTTCTTTTTTATATTCAGGATTATCTGTAAATTTATTAAAAGTAATTTCTTTTTTTCTAATTACTTTATCAGCAATATTTTTATAACCTAAATCTTCAATTACTTCATCAGTTGCTTTAAGTTCTATAAATATTGTTCTATTTAGTTTTTTCATTTTCTCTCCTTTGTTTTTTTTATATATAAATTATAGTAAAAATTGATATAAATCTCAAATAATATATTGTCTAAAAAACAATAGACTTTTGGACAGTAAAATAGAACATAATTAGAACAAAATGGCAGATATTGTAAAAGACGCAACTTTTTATCGAATCAAGCAAATAGAACTTGCTGAAGCAGAATATTATAAATCACTAATCAAAACATTAGATAGAATAGAACGAGAAGTAGTATCTCTTGCTAGTAGATTACCTTTAACAGATGGTAAGTTAATTGAACTACAATCAGCTATTGCTATTAGACCACAGATTAAAGCTATATTAGAAAAAGAATATTTAGCATGGTCAGATACAGTTGTTAGAAAAGGTTTTAACAAACAAGCTAAAAGAATTGAAAAAGCATTTAAAAGAATAGGCAATATACCAGTTGAGTTTCAAGAACTTACAAAAGGTGATCTAGCATTAGTTAAAAATTTAAAGCAACAATATTACACACAGTTTAAAGATGTATCTAATAACTTCACAAGAATACTATCAGATAAAGTCTATCAAAACACATTAGTTGGAACTGAATTTACTGTACTAGAAAAAGAATTAAGAGAATCTATTAATGGAATATATGCAACTTCAAGCGACCCAGCAGTAAATAGATTAGTGGATTATGTAAAAAACAATAGAGATAACCCAGCATTAGCATCAAGAGTAGATAGTGCAGTTAAGATACTTCAAAGTAAATATGCAAGTACAAGAGTTGGCGAGAATATGAAAAGATATGCTGGTCAGATACTAAACGACTCATTAAGAGATTTTGATGCAACATTAAACTTTAATAAGTCTAAAGATGCTGGACTTACATTTGTAAAATACTATGGAGATGTAATACCAACCACAAGAGATTTATGTAAAAGAATGATAAGTGGAAGTCTAAACAAAAGAGCCAATGGGTTATTCACAATAGAAGAAATACAAGACATTTGGGCTACTAGAAGTTGGTCAGGTAAAAAAGGTGGCAACCCTATGATTGTAAGAGGTGGTTATAATTGTAGGCATCAATTTAGTTATGTTAATCCTGATTGGTACGAGGAAGATGGAGATGATGCAGTATCTTTAATAGATTCTAAACAAGATACAAAACCAGCACAATCTATATTTGGAGATACTTCTACAGAAGAAAAGAAATTTTTACCATTAGCATTTGGAACAGTTGCTACAAACTTCACAAGAATGATTAATAAAGTTCCTAAATTACCACCAATACAAAAAGTTAAAAATGGTGCATATTTTAGACCATCAACTAATGAAATTGCTATGGATAGTTTAGACATGGAAAATTTAGCAACATTAAGAACTTTTACTCACGAATTTGGACATAAAATAGATCACAACATAGCAACTATATTAAGTGCTGATAGGAAATTAGCAGAAAAATTTATACCAAATGCAAACAAAGAAATATTAGGAACTAAATTAATCGATGATGTTTTAGACACATCTAAAAATCCAAAAGGGTTACAAATTAGTAATATTGCCCAACAAGAAATTATGTCAGATAGAAAATTGTTAAAAGACAATCTTAAAATTGGCTTGCCTAGTATTGAAAATGAAAAAAGATCAATTATTAACAAAATTACAGGAAAATCAATATCAGAAAAAATTGCTATACAAACAAAATTTGTAGAAGATACTATTAATGCAAAAAATTTTCCTTTAAATATTAATGAAGTAAAATCATTATTATCAGATGTTGGAATTACTTATGACCCTACTGCATTGACTACTGTTAATTATGTATTGCAAATAAAATATAAAGTTATTGCATCACAATATGGTAAATTTAAAAAATACACATTAGCAAATGGTGTATCTGAAAATCTATCAACTAGACAATATTTTAATAATGGAAGTTTTTTAAGAAAATTTGCAGATTATGTTGGTGCAGTATCAGATAATACTATTGGTTATGGTCATACTCGAACATATTATAAAAGAGCATTTAGAACTAAAACATTTGCAAGAGGTTATGGAGATGTAACTTATTATCATTCAACAGAAGCATTTGCTCAATATACTGCATTATCCAATACTAAAAATAAAGAAGCATATATAAAATTAATGAATTATTTTGCACCTAATACTACAAAAACTTTTGATCAAATAATAGAAAGGAGTAAATTATTATAATGGAATTAGAAGAAATACTATCAATTTATATTGATAAATTTGGAGAAGAATATGATATAGATACAGTTCTTTTATCTGATGAAGCAAAAGAAGATTTAACAAATATGTTAAAAACATCAATACAAAGCAATAAACCCATATCATCTAAGCAATTAAATGACTTTTTAGGTTATGATGAAAATGACCCTGGCATATTGATTTAATTAAAAAGTAGTGATAAAGGATAATACTTAACCAAATAGGAGTCTTATGACGCAAGAAACAGAGGTAGTTCAACCGACAAACGAACAAGTAGAAAAAAAAGAAGAAGTAAAAGTAGAAACACCTAAACAACAAACTTTTACACAAGAACAATTAGACAACATAATCAAATCAAGACTTGAAGCAGAAAAGAATAAGTATGAAAAAAAACTTCAAGATGAAGAAAAACAGAAAGCTGAACTTTTAAAAGAACAACAATTAAAAGAA